CAGTAATAATAGCTACTAGGCTCATGAGTTAAGCTTGGTAATAATATTCTCCTTAATAGCATTATAATCGTTTCTATACTCTGAAGTCAAGTTAGAGTCAGAGGTCATCAATGACTCAAAACCAGTCTTCTCAACGATTTTATTTTTGATATCTAGCTGTCTCTTCTCTCTTTGGATTCTACGTAGGAAAGCGTAGTGAATGATTTGGGTAAAGTAAGCAAATGGATTCTTTGATTTCTCTGGGTCAAAGTTATGGAGATACTGAATGCAGTTCTCAATACCATCAGAGATCATGTCCTCTCGGAACATGTAGTTCACAAAGTTTGGCTTATAGCTAAGGTGCGTCGCAATCTTTAGAAAGCATGATCCAAGGTAATTGGTAATAATAGGCTTACCTTCCCAATGCGTTCCACGTTCTTGTTTCGTAGGCTCTCTTCCATTTAACTTAAAGAAAGAGGCTTCTACTTTAGATCTATAAACAATTAGAGCTTCTAAAAGCTCTTTGTTGTTGACGTAATGTTCTGACTTAGCTTTAGCCATATCATTTTTTTATTTAACTAATATATTCATATTATAGCATGACTTGACAAGGTTGTGTTTTTTGTGTACAATCAGCCTTGTCGAGGTTGATAAGACATACTAAGTACTTAGAGATACTATTGAGGATCAATTGGATCCTTTACATGAGACTCCATCTGATAAAGACTCTCTAGTTGTTTTCTAGTAGATTTTACTGAACCAATGTAACCAAGTTCAGGATCATACTTATTTGTTTCAGGTCTACTAGCTCTTTCAATCATGTTGAAGTAACGAATATATTCTCTACGAACATCGTCATCATCAACAGTATTCATAGCCATGATCCTAGAAGAATCAATATATTGTTCCCTATCAGTAGCAAGAATAAACCAAGGACTAAAAGTATAGATAGTCTTCACTTTATTAGAAGACATATTAATTTCAATTTTAAGTGGATCTTTAATTAATACATGAAATCCACCAATAGTATCTTCCTCAACCTCCATAAAATAACCGATAATTTCTTCACCTGTTGTGAGCTTCATTGCTCCTAGGTACTTATCTTGCATTTCTTTACCTTAGATTGATGTTTATAATGTCATAATTAAACTTCTCTTCATTGTAAGTTTTAATTCTTTCAATGAGATGATTCAATGTGTAATTTTTTCTAGCTCCTTTTGTACTATCATCTGCAATATCATAAAGCATTGCTTTTGTTTTGTTGTTTCCTTTTCTTAATACACGTCCAATGCTTTGTAGATTACGAATTCTAGATTTAGATGGAGATGCAAAGATTACGTTGTGTAGATTTTTGATATTAATACCGGTACTGAAGACCCCGTAGGATGCGATGATAATCGCATTATTTTCACGTTCTGTAATGGATCTTACTTCTTCCCTTTCTTCAACATCAACTCCGCCATGTACGAAAAATACTTGACGATCATCATCTGTCTTATTATTTATTATTTCGTATAATAGCTTTCCATGGTTTTCTACTCTGGTAAACAACACCAGAGTATTTCCCTTTAAGTCAGATGCTAAATTACCAATAAATTTGTTGCGGCGTTCGTGCCCGATTAGATATTGGATTTCATCCTCATATCTTTCAAACTTTTTCTCATCATGTTTGAGTAGAAGAACTTTGATATCAAGCTTAGCCACGTGACCGGCTTCCATAAGCTCCTTGGTGCGTATTGTATTGTATGATGGTCCAAAGAGACCTTCCAATACCCATTTATGCGTCTGAGAGCCGTCTAGAGTGCCTGTAAAGCCGAAGCGATACTTTGCATCACATAATTTAGTCATGATGTTTACAAGGCTCTTAGACTTGAAATTATGCGCCTCGTCTCCAATCACACAACCAAACTTTTCAAAGTAAGTTTTTGGTAATTTGTAAATGGATTGCCAAGTTGTAATTGTTACTGGCTTATCTGTGTTAAGATCTTTACCGCCATAGATTTTATGACAACAGGAATCTGAATCCATACCATAATCTTCAAAGTCCTTATACATCTGCTCTACAAGAGATGTTGTTGGAACTACAATAAGGACATTCTCTTGTTCCATATAATAACGAACAAGAGCATAGATCATTAGAGACTTCCCTGATGCTGTGGGTGAGACGATAAGTTTTCTGTTGGACTTGAGAGCAGTAAATATCCCGTGGAGCTGATAATCACGAGGTTTATAACTGCATAGATTATTAACCCAATCTCCGACCCCCTCAGGAGAGATGTTTTCATTTTCTTCATAAGGTAATCCGTAAAATTTATTATCTCTGAATTCGTAAGTGTAATTATACTGCTCGCAAAATGCGACAAGACGATCTAACAACCCCACATAAAGCTGCTTCGTTTGTGGAGAAAATAGATGTATTTGACCGTCCCAAAATTTCTTTCTATAAGATGGATGGAACTTTGCCCCTGGAACCTCAAAGCAAAAGGCATCTCTTAGCTCATATTGAATATGAGGTTCACATTCAACCTGTAGATATACCTCATTCTTTTTGCTGATTACCAAGTCAGACATATAATAAAAAATCAGCTAAAAATATTTAGCTGACTATTCTGACTCTACATTAAAGTTATGTTCTAGGATCATGGCGAAAAATAAATCTCTCAAGCGAGTTAGATCTGCTTGTTCTCCTAATGGTCTTTTAGGATATCCTTCCCAGCTATCAATTCTTCTTATGATGCAATCATACATGAGTCTTACATCATCGATACCCATATCAATATGAAATACATCTACAAAATCATCTTCTCCAAAATCTTCAAAACCTTCAAAACCATCGAACATTTCCATTAGAAACCCATCCCTGATTGAAATTTTAAAAATTCTATTGAGTTCTTGATTTGATATCCTCTATTATGAATCATTTTGAGAATATCTTCAAGGTATGCAATCATTACATCGTAGTATTCTACTTTCATTTTTGCATTAGATAATTTTTCATCTGCATTTAGATGAAGACTCATTGATTCCTTATCTCTTACTTTGTAAGGAAAGGGCTCTTCTACATACGCTTCAGCTGATGCTTTTCCGCTGTAGTAATTATATCTTTCAAGTTTGGTTTTGGCTAATGTATCCTCAGCCTTCTTCTGTAAAAGTTTTAAAGTAGTATAAAGAGTATAATACTTTTGATGAAGTTGTGGTTGCTTTAATGATTCATCGTGTAGATTATCCATATCCATATGGGAATCGGTTTCCCACATTTCTTGGATTTTTTCTAAATTCATCTTTGTAAGGACTGGTTAACAAAATCTGGTGTTAGCGGTTGATTGTCCTTATCTAGAATTTGATAATAAGTATATTGGAAAGTTGCACTAGCAACAAAGTAATTGATATCAGTATCAGTGGCGTTGAATTCTAAACTAGACAATGAAGTTGGGAATAAATCCCAGAACTTAATCCTTGCAATTGGATTATAGTTACTATTTAATATATCTAGTGTAGCATCACTGTACTGTAATTTCAAGTCCCTTTGACCCATTTCATCTGTTGTCCACTCAAGGAACTGTGATGGGATTTGGGGAAAGCCTAATCCAGTAATCCAATTATGTACAAGAGAATAGTTTAGAAAATCTTCGTCTACTAAGAACTGTAGGGGGAGCTCTCCGTACTGTACACGGTCTCCTGGGACTGGTAGGTCCTTTAGATAGTTAGGCTGGTTAGCGACGCCTAGAGAGACCTCTGGGACGCTTGTCTGGTTACTGAAGAATGTAACCTTGGGGAAACGGGCAATACTGAACCTGAACCCGATAGGGCTCATATAATTCCTATTATCTAATTGCTTATAATAGATGTTAGGCATTCCTTTTCCCAATAATAAAATATTTAGCCGAAGACCTATCTAGTTTCTCTCCACTGAATTGATGCATAAACATCAGTATCTGTATTTGTGGTTAGGTTTCTTACCATCACCACATAAGCATTGCTGTCATCACTATCTATATTCTGCGATAGATAAGACCTTTTTGCAGTTGTTGGATTAAGTGAAATAGTTCCAGATGCTTGTTTTCCTGATGGATTATTTGCTGCAAAAAATCCAGATGATCTCTTATCAGCATCTACAAATGATACTGATGTTGGAGTTGTGTTATATTCAACAACCGAATCGTCATTCGCACTCACCCAAGAACCACCAGTAATCGAAGAAGCTTCATTAATTCTCCATAGTTCAAACTTACAAGGTGCAGAAGTGCTTAAAATTTCCAAATCAGTAACTCTTACAACTGATCTATTTTGAAGTCCTTTATAACTATTCTTCAAACGAATTGCCATAACGGGCTTATAATCATCAGGAGCATTACTAGAACCTGTAATCACAGTACCACCATTATCTGCCGAGAATTCTACACCTGACTCAATATATCCACCTTCACTCATTACAGTTGCACACATCTGAGACATAGATGCAATACCAACTGCTGCACCATAGTTTCCAATCTCACATCTTATTGGAAGTGAAGGAATGCTCCAATAAACATATTCAATATCTCCCGTGTGAGTAAATTCGTGAGCAGTATGGAAAGTTCCACCGTTCTCAAATCCAACTCTAATTCTACCAACACCTAACCATTGATAATCAATGAAGAGTAGTTGAGCCCTTTCAAAGAATATATCAATACCACTAGGTCCAGTTCCATCTAATGAATCAATATTCCACTCACTTTGAGGAATTGCAGTTTCCGTGACTGCTCCACCAACATTAGACCTTCTTACAATATCATATCTTGCTGTTGTTCCAATACCAACTTGTTTTACAAAAACACCATTATAGTCATCAAAATATCCAATTGCTTTATAAGTATTATTTCTTGGTTCTCTAAAATTAAAACTTTCTAGAATATATTGAGATTTTCCGGGCATGTAATGATGATACATCCTGGACTGATGAATCACCTGATCCGTTGCACCAGTTCCAACTGAAAGAGTAATTGCTGCTTCTGTTCCACTTGGAGTTGTTGTTGATGCTGCACCAACTGTTTTTGTGAGAAGTTCTAATTCTTCACCATAAACATGAGAATAATCTGCAAGTGTATGTGGTTCTGATACTCTTAATCTTCCAAATGCATCAAGATTTTGTCCAGTAATTGCGATTGATGAACCAGCACTAACAGAGACTGTTCCATCAACAGTGATACTATTACCACCATCATTAATAGATACTTCATTTCCAATATCAACTGTTCCATCAACAGTTTGAATAACAGGAAAGTTATCAACAATAATATTTCCACCAGTCACATAAACTGATGAAGAAATGCCACCACCAGTTCCACCAGATCCAACAAAATTATTTTGAATGACTCCATTTTCATCAGCAACCATTACAACTTCAAAGATGTTGGTTGACTGTGGTAAATAACCAGCTGGCTGACCTGAAACCGCTAATCTATATTGAGCCATTGCTTATAAGATCTATTGTTATTATTTAGCTACTAGAAAGCCCCTTTCGGGGCTCCTCCTCCTATATAGCGGATCAGTGCGGCGGACTTAGCACCTCTCTACAAACGCGCTTGCAGACATGTGCTGAATCATCACATTCAACCAAGCATTCAAAGTAGCTTTCTAGTTGTTTGTCCTCCGACATTGAGTGGAAATCCCAACTAGCAAGCTGATTACGAGACATAACAGAATTCATAACAGAATCATCCTCAATGCTATTAGTATCTATATGCATAAGTAGCTGAATGTGTGGGTTTCGTAACAAATATTTATGCCTAGTAAAAAGCCCCTCCGAAGAGGGGCGGAATCTCAGCTTCCCAAGCTTAGATATTATATCACATCTTATACTTTAGAGTATCAACAGCAGCTAGAGACTGTTGACGGATGCTTTCGGGAAGAGGTACATATCCAATAGCATCAGCCTTAGACTGAGCTTCTTCACTTAGAAGATAACGAAGAGTATCTGCTACAGGACCATTCTTATCAGATTCAGGATAAGCAAGAATCCATGTTAGAGAAACAATAGGATATGCATTTGCACCGGCAGGATTAGGATCAGAACCACGTAGATTATCATCTAGGACAATCTGTGAAAGACCAGCTGCAGATGTTTCAGCATTTGCAGTTACAAAATTACCAGCACGATTTTGTAGCGCAACTTGTTGCAGTTTAGTGCTATTTACGAATCCATAGTTAATGTATCCAATAGCACCATCAATCTGTTTGATTTGAGCAGCTACACCAGAATTACCTTTACCACCAATACCTACTTTCCACTTTACAGACTTACCAGAACCAACAGTTTCAGCCCATTCTGGGGAGAAGGCAGATAGTGAAGCAGTAAATCCTGCAGTAGTACCAGAACCATCTGAACGATAAACAGTAGTAATCTGTTTATCTTCACAACCAAACTCAGACCAGTTAGTGATCTTGCCTAGAAATACATCAGCAAGTTGAGTTTGAGTCATTTGTACATCGCATCCGGCATTATTATATGCGGGAACAATAGCACCACCAGTTGTGGGAATATGAACAACTCCTTGTGCAGGAGTTTTTGAATCAGAAATAGCCTTATCGGAAGCACCAAAATCAATAGTTTGGGCTTCATATTGACGGACACCAGCACCACTACCAACTGCTTGGTAATTCACAAAGTGACCACCAGCTTTTTGATAATCTTGGAACCAGCGCTGATAGAGAGGAGCTGGGAAAGTAGCTCCAGCAGCACTTAGCCTTTCGGCTTTTTCAACTGCATATGGAGACTTAGCCGCCATATCAGAAGAACTATCGCCACCGTTGGTTACACCAACAATGACTAGACCAAGTGCTGCTCCACCAGCGAGAGCAGCAATATACTTTTTCTTAGTCATTACCAAATCAGAGGCTGTACTTTAGGTTAGCTTCGACTTTCCAGTCGGTATCGCCAGATTCGAAAAACTTGTTTTCGTTCTTAATTGTAGCAGATAGATCATCGGTTAGTTTGATCTTTGTGCCAACTTCTAGAACGGTATAGTATTCAGAGTCACCACCATCGGGAGTACGGAGGGCGGGACCTACCTCAACATAAGGCTTAAAGTTATCAACTTTGGTTTCATAACCAATACGGAGTTCATTCTCCATACGGCTGTAACCGTCTTCGTCGCCCTTGAATTCGTTGTTTTGCTCAACATACCAAGGACCGGCTAGGGCGGCACCGGGGGCTAGGAGTGCTAGACCAGCGGCGGCAAAAAATGCTTTTTTCATCGTTTTGTGTTTTGTGTGTGTTTTAACGACAGGGATATTATACCAGACGAACGTAAAGAAATTATTAAATCCAATTCGGGCATAAAAAAAGGGGCTGCGTGAGCAACCCCGTTATTTATAGCGGTTTAACCGAAATTTAACCGATTATCAGAAGGTGTAGGTTACGCCAACTTCGGTGGTGACGCTATCTAGGTCACCGGTTAGGTAGCCAACTTCACCATATAGGTCAAGCTTCTCAGCTAGTTGAGCTTCGCCACCAATATAGGCGGAGAACTCAGTTTCAGTGCCTTCACCGTCAACGTTGACGAGAGCAGGACCGCCTTGGATGTAGAGGCTAGCCTTCTCGTTTAGATCGAAACCGTAACCTACGTGGAACTCAGTAAGAGCACCATCATAATCGCCAGCAGTCCAGCCAACGTTGTTTTCGATGTTTGCGTAGAAGTTGCCTTCTGCAACGCCATATGCTGCATCAGCTTCAGAAGCTTGAGCACCAGTGGCTACGAGGGGTACAGCTAGGGCAGCTGCAGCTAGAGTCTTGAGGATCATGTGTTTCACTCCTTTGTGTACTTGAATATTATACCATATTAAATGGTTCTTAATATTTATTTAATGTTCCAGTTCCAAAACCGTCCACAACCGAACATAAAAAAAGGAGCCCCGAAGGGCTCCTCGTGATGTATCCTCGTCGGAAGATTGATCACATTAGATTTTGAACCTGAACACGTCTGTAGTAAACGTTGGTGTTGGGGTATAGGCGACCTAGACCTTGGTTGAGACCTTCAGCGAAGGGGTTGGCGATTAGACCGTAGCGGGTCTTAAAGCCAATTCTGGGCT